GCTAATTCATCTTGTTTTGTTGTACCTCGCGATGCATCTTCAAAAGGCAACAAGTCAACATTGAATACACATAGAATACAGTTCTCACGATATATACCCACATTCAAATCATCTTCATCCCATGAACGCCCACGGTTGTAGGAATATGCCATCCAGCTCGGAAAGTAATCCCACAGTTCTTTCCATCGCCAACTATGATAATTGTCTGTACCGTCAGTATATGTAAACCATATTTTTTCTTGATGTTTCAATACGTCTTTCCAGATAGGTTCACATTGGTCATCGCTCCATACTTGACAACTTCCATTTGTAAATGCACCATGCGAAACTTTAAAGCGGCGAGTATTCATAGGGCGTGGATCCTGCCACCAAGAACGCATCTTAGTAGGTTGTTCCATGTTATATGTTATAATAGGAGTTAAGTCGTTCTGAATGATAACATCTAAATCTAAAAAGACGAACCGACCAGTAGGTTTGTCATCGGCGAAATTATGGGTGTTAAAAACAAAAGTTTTTGGGCGATCCCAACAGCGAGCCATTCCGTATTTAAAATTATCATTCCCAAACCAATACTTAGGATGGATGTTCGGAATATCTGGAAAGGGGATAACCTTAATATCAGATTGAAGACCAGCACTATTATCAGTGTAGCAATAGAAGTGGAAATCAAAATGGTCAGGGCAGTTTCGCCGAGCCATATTATATAACCGATTGACAAAATGTGGTCCATACTTGGTGCCCCATTTAGCACATACGAAATTTACACGCATCTTCCACACTTCTCTTTACAAATTTTCAAATGGTCCCTTTTGAGACTTTCATTATAATGCTCGAAGTCGTCATTATAAACAATGTCTTTCACAGCGAAAGACTTGGCGTTATTATATTTATTGTTATAAGGATAGTCAATTGGATGTAAAGGATACAATCTATTTTCTAATACGTCCCTAGCAATATATGAACAAGGAAAAACTTGGCCTTTTGCATTTACATATATGCTATTATCATTTCTTGCCTCACAATCAATAATCCATTTTTCTTCCTTGTCAATATTACGATATTCATATGTTTGTTTGAAGTCGTAAATATTTTCTCTACTTACAATATCTCGTATAGATTCGGAAACTTCAGAAACTTCAGATTCATTATTTTCTGTTTCTAAAATAGGCATAATAACTTCTGCACCTTGATTTGCAAACCAATCTATAATACTAAAATAATCTTTACACTTCCAAGGCGCTGATAGTGTTCTAAGTAGAGTAACATATTCTAGTTTATAATTTTTAAATATACGCTTTACGTCTGCAAGTGTTAGTTCGTCATCTTCTATAAAGATATCATTAAATTTATTATCAGTATCATTGAACTTGTTTGTAAGTTCTAGAACCACTCTCGTCGGTAGTTCTTTATACATGTCATATTTACCATACCAGTGATTAAGTATGGAGGCATCTTCACATTTGTCTAAACTTACAGTTTCTTTACCTTCAATCATATTCTGATTGAATAAAGCTAATTTGGCTTTGTAGTTTGCATCCTCATAATTATAACTATAATACCAATCGCGCGGCAAAAAGTTCCAAAAGTCTTTACCTGCAGGACGCCGCCACTGGTGGTAATTATCTGAGCCTTTGTAAAATACTTTAAAAATATCAGGATTATTTACAACATCCTCATATATTTTTTGAGGTTGATCTGACCACCACAACATACAACTAGAATTGTAATATGTTCCTCTGACATCTCGAAAACGTCTTTCTTTTAATTGTCCTTCAGGTTGCCAATGCGAATATAAAATATGTGGCTGAAAAGCAAGTTCGTAAAATTCATCTATACTATCCTGTATCACAATGTCAAGATCAAAATAACAAAAAGGCCCTTCAGTAGATAATAGTTTATGTGCGTTGAACAGAAGAAACTTACTACGATCCCAACAGTAGTTTTCCTTACCAAACCAATATTTAGGATGTAAAGGTTCTACATCTGGAATAGGATGTATTTCTACTTCTTCTCGGATATTGTCAGGTTCGTCAGTAAAGCAAACCATACGAAACTGATTGACATAATTAGCATCAATCATTCCATACAGATTGTTTACATAATCAGCGGAGTATTTGTCACCCCACTTTATTGTTAGAAAAGTGAGTATAGTAATCAGTCCTCAAATCAAAGTTAAAGCGATCCTGACCATTCAATAAACAAATATCGGGTTCAGGTCTATATTTTCTGCCACGAGGACTTACATCTGTTTCGTGGTCTATGCCAAACATATAGGAATAAATTTTACCTTTCTCATATGTGTTGAACTTATCTTTGTGTTCGTGAAAAAGATATTTATCGTCACACCCGTCATATTCTTTAATCCACTTGTAAGGATTTTTATTGAAGTGTTTTTTGATAGACAGTCCACTAATACCTTTCCATGACATGACACTAGAGTTGAAGTCACCGCCTTTATGTTCAGCTTCAAAGCCTTCAGGCTTCCAATAAGTTTTACATATAGAATTACCGTAAACTGTTATAAAATCTGACAAATCTTGTTTTTGTATTACAACATCTAAATCAAGATATAATGAATGACCCCAATCTTGACCAAGAATGTTTACTTTTTCAAATGTGCCTAATTCAATATCAGCCCATCTTAGAATAATATCCTCATAAAGACCATCCTTACGAAGTTTCTCACCTTGATCTGTGTGACAAACAAAGCGGCAGTGCATGTTAGGAACTGATGCGGCGATACGATTTACATCATCATATGTGTATTTGTCGCCATAAAGTAATGTGTGTATTGTAATCATGTCTATTATTTAGTTGTATAAATAGTAAAACAAACAAGGAAGATGACCAATGGCAACAACTACTAATATTGTAATTGAGCAGGGCGCCACATTTTCTCAAGAGTTTACAGTATTGGACTCTGCAGGAAGTGCCAAAAACTTAACAGGTTATACGGCGACCGCACAAATGCGTAGATCTCACTATTCATCCACATCAACTGCCTTCACTACTGCCGTTGTTAACGCAACAGGTAAGGTAACACTTTCACTAACCGCGGCTGAAACTGCGGCAATTTCAGTTGGTTCTACAGGAAATAATAGATTTGTTTATGATATTGAAGTTGCATCTTCTTCAGAAACACTTAGACCTTTTGAGGGTATCGTAACTGTAAGACCAAACGTAACGAGGGCATAATGGCTATAACAACTAGACAAGGACTTATTGATTATTCACTACGCCGCTTAGGGTTCCCTGTAATTGAAATTAATGTTGATGAAGATCAAATTAATGACCGGGTAGATGACGCTTTGCAAATGTGGCAAGAATATCATTTTGATGGTGTAGAACGTGCTTATCTGAAAAAGAAACTTTCAGGGTCAACACTTACAATACCTGCAACTACATTTATCGCGGGTGAAACAATTGAGGGCGGCACATCTGGTGCAAAGGCTAAGGTTCATAAGGATTCAACAACTACGGCACTTGTGTATGAAAATACTACAACAGCAGAAAAATTTGAGGCTAATGAAACAATTACAGGTGCAGACTCAGGTGCTTCTACTACAATTACATCCATTGCAAAGGGTGATATCGAAAACGGTTACATCGCGGTCGATGACAGTTTCTTAGGAATCACAAGATTGTTTAAGTTTGGATTGATTGCAGGTGCAAGATCTGATGGATTGTTCGATGTAGATTATCAATTTGCATTGAATGACCTTTACAATTTGTTAAGTGCTGACGTAACATATTACTCCATGGTTAAAACACATCTTAACTTGTTAGAAAATTTATTTGTAAATGAAAGAGCGATACGTTTTAATCGAAAAACAAATAAATTGCATATTGATACAGATATGGATAGCACATTTAATATTGGAGATTATGTTGTTGCAGAAGGCAACAAACTAATTGACCCTACAGAATATTCAGAAGTTTATGATGACATGTGGTTGAAAAGATATACAACTGCGTTGATTAAAAGACAATGGGGTGAGAATATGAAAAAGTTTGGCGGTATTGCACTGCCAGGCGGAGTTACACTTAATGGTGACCAAATTTACGGCGAGGCGATTCAGGAAATTTCCACAATCGAACAAGAAATGCAACTTAATTATGAACTTCCACCTTCATTTATGGTAGGATAATTTTATGCCAACTAATCACTATTTCCAACGCGGAAGGTCAATCGGCGAAGTAAATGAGCAAACACTTGTGGAGAATCTTCACATTGAAGCTCTTAAAATTTACGGTCACGATATCCTTTACATGCCTAGGACTCTTGTAAACAGAGATGTTTTGTTTGACGAGAGTGAATTATCTAAGTTTACACAAGCATATCATTTAGAAATGTATATGGAACCTGTTGATGGTTTCGAGGGTGAGGGTGATTTATTTCAACGTTTCGGTATCGAAATCAGGGATAGTGCAACATTTGTTGTATCCAAAAGACGCTGGGAAGAAAGTGTTGAAAGTGCCAAACAATATGGCGGCAGTTTTCAATTAGATCAAAGACCTGCTGAAGGCGACTTGTTATATTTTCCTATGACAAAATCTTTGTTCGAGATTAAATTTGTTGAACACCAAGATCCATTTTATCAAGTAGGTAAATTACATACATTTAGATTGCGTTGTGAATTGTTTGAATATAGTTCTGAAGCTCTTGATACGGGCAATACTGAAATTGACGCTATTGAAGATAATCTTTCTGTAGATGCGTTACTGCATGAATTTAAATTGGAAACAGGTGATTCACTTGTACTTGAAGATGGTGGTAGTTTGATTCTACAAACATATGCAATCAAACCAGCCGTTGCAGGTGATAATACAGACTTTGTAAATATCCAACAAGTAGATAATATTCTAGACTTCACAGAATCTAATCCTTTTGGTGAACTATAATGTTTAAAGGAAAAACTTTTTATCACTCTCATGTCCGCAAAGCTGTTGCGGCATTTGGTTCTATATTTAATAACATTGTTATACAACGTAAAGATTCTAGTGGTAACGTTGCACAATCACTTAGGGTGCCTCTTGCGTATGCTACAAAACAAAAGTTTTTATCTCGTATTGAAGGACAACCTAATTTAACTGACCAAGAAGTTGCATTAGTTTTGCCTCGTATGGGATTTGAAATTAGTTCTCTTACATATGATCCTACTAGAAAAGTTGCACCTATTCAGCAACATCGTAAAACAAATACATCTGATGCTCTTAAAATGACACAATCATTTGTGTCTACACCTTATGATTTGAATCTTACCTTATATTGTTTTGCTAAGAATCAAGAAGATGGTTTGCAAATCATAGAACAGATTTTACCTTTTTTCAATCCTGACTTCAACATTACAGTAAATGATTTGCCTGAATTAGGTATTAAAAGAGATATAAAAATTACGTTGGAATCAATTGCATATGAGGATAATACATATGGTCAGTTTGCAGACAGACAAAGTATTATTTGGTCTCTCAACTTTACTATGAAATTAAACTTTTATGGTCATGTTGCAGATCAAGGCATCATAAGAAAAGTAATTGCAGACGTTTATCAAAATCCTAATCTCACAGGTGAAAGAACAAGACAGCAATATTCAGTAGCATCTGCTACGGCAACAGGCACTGCAACACTTTCAGGTGATGCGGTAAGTGCTATAGCTGTTACATATAGTGGCGGTAATTATACATCAGCAGGTCCTAATATTACCATAACAGGTGATGGCACAGGTGCAAGGGCTTCTGTAACTATGGAAGCAGATCCACTAAATAGTAGTAAGTTTAGAGTCAAGAGTGTTACGATAGATGCCGGTGGTAGTGGTTATTCATCTGCTACTGTGACATTTGATGCACCGGACTCAGGAATACAATCAATTGATGATGCGTATAGATTCCTTGAGGAGTTTGATACAGTTTATGAATAAAAAAAATAAAGTATTTGATGCGTTGGATAAAACGTTTGGAACCTTAACACAAGTTGAGGAAACAAAAACTCCTATGATTCCTGTTGATCAACAGGATGAACAACTTGAAAATGATTTCCAGGAAGCTAGAAATGCTTTGAAAAGAGCAATGGTATATGGTGAGGAAGCAATTCAAGGTATTTTGCAAATAGCACAAAATTCAGATAATCCTCGTGCGTTTGAGGTCGCCGGACAATTAATAAAAACTATGAGCGATCAAGCAAAGGATGTTATGGACGTGCAGGAGCGCAAACAAAAAATTGATAAAATTGATGGTAAAGTTGCCAGTAAGATTGAAAAACAAACAAACATTGTATTTAATGGAAGCACTTCTGATTTATTAAAAGCAATAAATGACGAACAGAAGACAATTGAAAATGTCCCTACAAATAGAAAAGATTGAAGATACCTCCTATCATGGTAATCCTAACCTAAAGCGGGTAGGATATAAACACGATTGGAGTAAGGAACAAATTTCAGAATATATGAAGTGCAAAGAAGATCCTATATACTTTATTGAAAATTATTGTATGATTGTGACTCTTGACCAGGGACTACAACCTTTTAAATTATATGATTGTCAAAAGAGAAAAGTAGACTTCATAATGGATAATAGGCGTTGTATTCTTATGGAGGGACGCCAGCAAGGCAAAACAGTTACCGCCGCCGCATGTATTTTGCATTACACTATATTTCAAGATTCCAAAACTGTTGCAATTATGGCTAACAAAAGTAATGCGGCTAGAGAGGTGTTGGCTAGATATCAAATCATGTATGAAAATCTTCCTATATGGATGCAACAAGGTGTTAAAACTTGGAACAAGGGCGATGTAGATCTTGAAAATGGCTCTCGTGTATTTACAGCCGCTACAACGGCAAGTGGTATTCGAGGTAAATCAGTGAACTGGCTTTACATTGATGAGGCGGCAATCATTCCTAATAATGTTGCAGATGAGTTTTTTACATCAGTATATCCAACTATTTCTGCCGGTGAAACTACAAAAATTCTTCTTACATCAACACCCTTAGGTTATAATCATTTTTGGAAGTTCTGGAATGAATCTGAAAAAGGAACCAATGGTTTTGAAAATATGTTTATTCCTTACAGTGAGATACCTGGCAGAGATGAAGCATGGGCAGAGCAACAACTACAACTTCTCGGTGAATTAAAGTTTAATCAGGAAGTTTTATGTGAGTTTCTTGGTTCTTCTAACACATTAATTAATGGTAAAACTATTGCAGTGTTAAGTTCTATAGACCCTAGTTATACAAATGATGGTCTGGACATTTATGAAGAACCTCAAAAGGATAAATATTATGTATTAGTTGCAGACGTTGCAAGAGGTATAGGTGGTGATTATTCTGCCTTTACTGTAATGGACGTAACATCAATGCCTTATAAGGTTGTTGCAAAATACAGAAGTAATAAAATTTCACCTTTATTGTATCCGAACATTATTGATAAAGTAGGTCGAGACTACAATAATGCCTTTGTAATGATTGAATCCAATGACATAGGACAACAAGTATTAGATATTCTACATCAGGAAAATGAATATGAAAATATTTTTACAACTGTTACAGAAAATGGAAAACAATATATCACTCCTGGATTTGGCAAAACAGCACGTTTAGGAGTTACAACATCTAAAGCAGTAAAAAGACAAGGCTGTTTTGCATTTAAAAGTTTAATGGAAGAAAAGAAACTTTTGCTTTTCGATGCAGATATTATCCAAGAACTTTCTACGTTTATTGAAAGAAGTGGCACATTTCAGGCAGATGAAGGTTATCACGATGACTTGGTTATGAGTTTAGTATTGTTTGGTTGGGTCACAACCAATTCATTCTTTAGTGACTTAACAAATGTTAATGTTCGTGAAGGCATATATAATTCTGAAATGCGTATGATTGAGAATGACCTCACACCATTCGGTGAGATTCTAGACGGATCGGAACCTGAAATGGAAGTGATAGGTGGTGACGTTTGGATGTTTGCGGACACAAAATAAAAGAATTATAAATATTCTGTAGCAGATTAACAAAGAAAAACGCTTAACAATTCGAGGAGAATAAAATGGCTTTTCAGCTTTCCCCAGGCGTTCTCGTTCAGGAACAAGATGCTACCAATGTAGTCCCAGCGGTTGGCACAACCATTGGTGGTTTCGTTGGTGATTTTAGTTGGGGTCCTGCCCGAGAAATTATTACCATTGATAGCGAGAACAACTTAGTTGACCGCTTTGGTAAGCCTACAGATACAACTTCTACAGATTTTCTGACGGCAGCTAGCTTTCTTGCTTATGGTTCAGCCCTTAAGGTTGTTCGTGAAGTAGGCTCATCCGCTAGAAATGCAGTGCAAACAGGAACGGCTGTTTTAATTAAAAACAGAGATTCATATGAAGCATCTTACGAAGCCGGTCAGGCTACTGTTGGACCATGGGCCGCAAAATACCCAGGCACTTTAGGTAATTCACTTGCAGTAGGTGTTGCCGATATTACATCTTTTGGTAATACATCGGTTGCTTCTATCACGGTTACAGCTGGTGGTTCAGGATACACATCCGCACCAACAGTTACGGTTGCCGCGCCAGACGTAGGCACAGAAACTGCAACTGCAACTGCAACATTATCAGGTGCGGCAGTTAGTGCAATTACTATTTCTTATCATGGTATTGGTTACGCTACGGCTCCTACAGTAACACTTTCTGGAGGTGGCGGTACAGGCGCAACTGCAACTGCTTCACTTACAACAAACTGGACATACAAAAGTAATTTTGACTATACTCCTACTACAACAACATATGGCGCAAACCAAGGTGCATCGCGTGATGAATTGCATGTTATTGTTGTTGACGAAGATGGTAAAATTACAGGCACAGCAGGCACAGTTCTGGAAAAATTTGCAGGCTTGTCCAAAGCGTCTGATGCTAAAAATGACCAAAATGAAAGTAACTTCTACAAAAACGTAATTAACAACCAGTCCAAATGGATTTATTGGATGGACCATCCAGGTGATGGTGCAAACTGGGGTAGTGAGGCTTCCGGTGTAACCTTTGATGACCTCAATCCAGGTTCTAATGATATTAATGTTTCATTAATAAATGGTGTAGATGGTTCACCTGCAGATAGTGACAAACAATCAGGTTATGATTTGTTTGCAAATGATGAAGAAGTAGATGTAAACTTGCTTCTTGCTGGTGCTCATAGCACAACGGTAGGTGACTATATTATTGACAATATTACAGATATTCGTAAGGATTGCATGGTATTCCTTTCACCAACAAAAGCAAATGTTGTAAACAATGCAGGTTCTGAGGTCGCATCAATTCAAACTACACAATTGGCATATACACGTTCTTCATATGCAGTATTTGATACTGGTTGGAAATATATGTATGACAAATACAATGATAAGTATCGTTGGATTCCATGTAATGGCGACACAGCAGGAACATGTGTAACTGCTGATTTGGAAGCTGACCCATGGTTCTCTCCTGCTGGCTTTAACAGAGGACAAATTAAAAATGCAGTAAAACTTGCATTTAATCCTAAAAAATCAGATCGCGATACACTTTACAGAGGCGGTGCAAACCCAATTGTTGGTTTCCAAGGTAGCGGCTTTGTATTGTTTGGTGATAAAACACACCTCGATAAAGAAAGTGCATTTAACCGCATTAACGTTCGTAGATTGTTTATCACTCTTGAAAAAGCAATTGCAACGGCAGCTAAATTCCAACTGTTTGAATTTAACGATGCGTTTACAAGAGCACAATTCCGTAGTTTGGTTGAGCCATTCCTGCGTGATGTTCAAGGTCGTAGAGGCATTTATGACTTCCGTGTCGTATGTGACGAAACAAATAACACAGCTCAGGTAGTAGATTCTAATGAGTTTAGAGCAGACATTTTTATTAAGCCTGCCCGCTCTATTAACTTTATTACACTGACATTTGTTGCAACCCGCACAGGCATTTCATTTGAAGAGCTTGGCGCCTAATCAGATAAATAATTCAATCAGGAGAAGATAAAAATGAATATTGAAGAGTTTAAGGCTAGGCTAGGCGCAGGTGGAGCAAGACCTAACCAGTTTAGAGTGACATTGGCTTTCCCAGGTTATGTAGGTAACGTGGACAATAGTTATAGTTTGCTTGTAACTGGTGCGGCACTCCCAGCTTCTAACGTTAACCCAGCAATTATCCAGTATAGAGGTCGTGAGATTAAACTTGCTGGTGAAAGAATTTTCGATCCGTTCACAATTACAATTGTAAACGATTCGGACTTTTCATTGCGTACTCCTTTTGAGGAGTGGATGAATGGACTTAATGACCGTGAAGATAACACTGGTGTCCTTACACCTAGTGAATATCAAGCGGATATTATTGTCGAACATCTGGACCGTAACGATGAAGTATTAGCTGGTGGTAAATACACACTGCGTAATGCCTTCCCAATCAACATGTCAGAGATCGCTCTGCAATACGCACAGAACGATATCTTTGAAGAATTTACAGTGACATTCCAATATACACATTATGATGTAGCATAATCACATCTAACGTGTAGGAGATATTTAATATGGAAATTTTTGGTTTTGAAATCAATCGGAAGAAGCCCGCCGCGACTGAAAAGTCCTTTGTGGCTCCTTCCGATGAAGGTGCAATTGAATCCATCCGAGGTGGTGGATATTATGGCACCTATTTTGATGTAGATGGTGTTGCGAACACTGAAGAACAACTGATAAAAAGATATAGAGATATATCTATGATGTCAGACGTAGATATGGCAATTGAAGATATTATCAACGATTCCATTTCTAACCTTGATGATGAAAAACCTGTTATTGTTAATACTGATAATATTAATCAGTCTGCAACAGTAAAGAAGGCTATTCAAGAAGAGTTTGATACAGTTCTTAGATTATTTGACTTTGACAACAGGGCGCAAGATTATTTCAGACGCTGGTATATTGATGGTCGTATCTATTTTCATAAAGTGATTGATACAGCGAAACCGAGACAAGGCATTACGGATATTCGTTATATTGATCCTCGAAAAATCCGTAAAGTTAGAGAAGTTAAAAAAGAAAAGGATCCTCAAACAGGGGTTCAGTTCATTAAGAATATTAACGAGTATTTTATATATGATGATAAGGGTATTTCAAGTAAGCCTGGTCAGTATAAGTCTACAACTACTTTAGATGACAAGGCACTAAAAATTAGCAAAGATGCTATTTCATATTGCCCTTCAGGTTTGGTTGACCAGGACAGAAACATTCCTTTGTCGTATCTACACAAAGCGATTCGTCCAGCAAACCAACTTAGAATGATGGAAAATGCTGTTGTAATTTATCGTATTACAAGAGCACCTGAAAGAAGAATTTTTTATGTAGATACTGGCAACTTGCCTAAGATTAAAGCAGAGCAGTATCTCAAAGATATTATGGATCGCTATCGTAACAAACTTGTTTATGATGGTAACACTGGTGAAATTCGTGATGATAAAAAGTTTATGTCAATGCTTGAAGACTATTGGATGCCACGCCGTGAAGGTGGTAGAGGAACCGAGATTCAAACATTGCCAGGCGGACAGAACTTAGGTGAAACAGGTGACGTGGATTATTTCCAACGTAAACTGTATCAAGCACTTAATGTTCCTGTATCGCGTTTGGAACAACAGGCTGGATTAAACTTTGGTCGTTCTGCGGAAATTAACCGTGATGAACTTAAATTTACCAAGTTTATCGCAAAACTGCGCCGCCGATTTAGTTCTTTGTTTGATGATTTGCTAAAAACACAGTTGATCCTCAAGGGTATTATTACTGAGGATGACTGGGGCGACATTAGACAGGATCTTAAATACCACTTTGCCTCTGACGCTTACTATACAGAGTCAAAGGAACAGGAAATTCTGCGTAGTAGAATTGAAGTTCTTAATGGTGTTGCAGGATATGTAGGACAATTCTTCAGTAAAGAATATGTCCAGAAAGAAATTTTGCGTATGTCTGACGAGGATGTTGCAAGAATTGATGGTGAAATAAATAGTGAAGCCGAGGCTGTAGAGCCTCAACCAGAAGGTGAGACAGAACAATGAATGAAAATGAAGTAAAACATATGGATGACGAAACCTGGAAACGTAATGAAGAAGGTATTCGTAAAATGATGGACCAATGGGCTGATGGTAAATTGACTGATGCTCAAGCTACATTTAATGATGTTGTTGGACACAAGGCTGATACACTTGTTTCCAATAGAAAAGCAGAAGTGGCGGCGTCCATTTTTAATCAGCCGGTTGAACCAGAAGGTGAAGTGGCTGATGCATCTGATATTATGCCAGATCAAACAGGTGAGGTTGAAGAACCAGTAGAGACAGAAGCGGAAGCAGAAGTAGAAACTGAAGAGCCTGAAACAGAAACAGAGGAAGAAAATGAAGACGTTTAAACTTTTTCGGGAAGAAGCAACCCCGGTAGAAAAGCCTAAGATGGACGAACCTACAGCGTATCATCCAACAGAAGTAGGCACAAAAGGTGACGAGACTCCTCCTAAACAAGGTGGCTCTGAAGATCCTAATCTCACGCATGTATGTGCTACAAAAGTTATTCACCCTAAGTATGGTGAAGGTAAACCAATTTTTGGTGAACATGCAGAACCAGACGCACAGGGAAAAGTTTGGTGGTATAAAGTAATGTTTGAGCATGGTATTGAAACATGTGAAACTTATGCTCTCGAAGTTCTTGAAGAGGGCAGTCATGGCAATCACAAAAAGAAAAAGAAATATTAAGGAAACGTAAATGGCAGTCACAGTAGACACACTTAAATTGACGCAAACTCAAGGCGTAGTTGCCGTCCGAGGGACTGCCGCTACAGGCACAATTGCGTTAGCAACAACATTAAAAAAATCAACCGAAACACAATCATCACCTAAAGCAAATATCAAAGCTATTCATTGGGCTTTGTCAGATAGTGCGAGAGCGATTGTTCAAAGAAACAGTAAAATTTTGTTTGAGCTTTCACTTAATGGTAAGTTAGAATTTTATGGTTTCTCTGATAATGACGAACAAGGTAGTGATATCGAAGTAGTTATCTCAGGTGGTAATGGCGGTACCGTTATTATAGAGGCTGCCAAAGTTTCTGGTTACGGTTCACAACAACATCAGAACCAAGGAGATCTAGGCTAATGAGACTTATTAAAGAACTTACAGAAGAAATTCAATATATCCAAGAAGAAAAAGATGGCAAGAAGACCCTATATATTGAGGGTGTGTTCTTACAGTCTAATCTTAAAAACCGTAACGGGCGTGTATATCCTAAGGAAGTTATGGCAAAGGAAGTTGCACGTTACACTGCAGAGCAAATTGATAAGAAAAGAGCTCTCGGTGAACTAGGTCACCCGGAAGGTCCTACACTTAATTTGGATCGTGTGTCCCACATGATTACATCACTTAAGGAAAGTGGTGATGATTATATTGGTAAAGCCAAAGTTTTGGATACACCAATGGGTAAAATTGCGGCTAATCTAATCGAAGCTGGCGCACAATTAGGAGTTAGTTCAAGAGGACTTGGCTCAATTAAAGAAAAAGACGGAATCAACGAGGTTCAGGATGACTTTGTTCTTGCTACTGCGGCGGATATTGTTGCTGACCCATCAGCACCAGATGCTTATGTAGAAGGTATTATGGAATCTCGTGAATGGGTAATGGTTGATGGTGTATGGCAAGCTCGTGAAGTAGAGCAGGCACAAGCATATATCAAAGCTACGCCTCAGCATGAACTAGAAGAAGCTAAACTAAATGTGTTTAACTCCTTCTTAAATAAGTTGTCCAAAATCTAAAAAAGTATAAATAATTTAGACATTAATAAAACTCTATTAGGAGAAAAACAAATGGCTGTAGAAAGCAAAATCAGAGAGCTTCTTGCTAAGAGCCGCGAAGTAGAAGCGGAACTCACTGAAGAAGCTAATGAACTAGACGAGGCAGCTGCTTCTCGCCCGCTCGATAAGAGTCAGGGAGACGCATCAATGCCTGCTCAAGGTTCATCTAACGCTAGTCCTGAAATGGTTGACCTTTCAGGCACTGGTGACAAGAATGGTGGTCTTACTGCTGAAATCGGTAAAGCCGCTATTGGAAAACAAGGACAAGCTACTGCTCCTGCTACTACTGGCGCTGGTCAAGCCCCTAATTTTGAAGGCGGCACAGACACAGCATCTGTTGTAAATCAACCTACATCTCAGGGTGTGCGTGAGGACGAAGAAGTCTCTGACGAAGAAACACTTGAAGAAGTAACAGATGATGAAGAAGAAGTAGAAGAAATCGAAGACGACGAAGAAGAAGTCGTTGAAGAGGACGAGGAAGAAGACGAAGAAGTCGTTGAAGAAGAAACACTTTTCGATGGTGACATTGAAGGTTTGTTCGGTGACGAAGATGGTCTTTCCGAAGAATTTAAAGTAAAAGCTGCCTCATTGTTTGAAGCTGTTGTCACTGCTCGCGTATCTGCTGAAGTAGAAGAAATTGAAAAAGAACTGGCTGAAGAAGCCCGTATCGCTCAGGAAACATTGAAAGAGGAAATGGTCGAAAAAATTGACGGCTATCTCTCATACGTTGCTGAGAATTGGATGAAAGAGAATGAACTTGCTGTTGAGCATGGTCTTCGTACAGAAATTACCGAAGACTTTATCAAGGGTATGCAAACTCTCTTTGCCGAGCATTACATCGAAGTGCCTACTGAAAAGTATGATGTGCTTGGTGAAATGCAAGCCGAAATTGATTCACTCAAGTCTAAACTTGACGA